TCTCTACAAGATAGTCTATCTGCTAAATGATGTAAAACCATATCTCCAAGAAAAATAGCTACATGATTTAAAGTTGGGTGCATTATAGACATTAACAATACATCTCCCTTCTCTAACTTCTCATCACTTCTAAGTTCTCTAAATCCTGTCCTCCACGCATAGCTTTCAAACAAAGGATCATCTAAAAACTCCTGTGGTGTCATATTTCTTTCATAATCTTTTAATTCAATATTCTTTTCCTGTTTATACCAATCTCTGACAAGTGACCAGCAATCAGTAACACCCCATACCCACGGACGACCCAATAAATCTGGAACGTAACCTTCGGGAATACATTCTCCCCACTCCTCTGTTTTTGGGTTAACAATATGCCACGGAAGTTTACTATGCTCACAACTGATACGATCAGCCTGACTAGGTACAGGAGGTGTGATTGGGTGACTATGAACTACAGCTATAATCTCACCTGTCTTATCTGCATTTACATAATCTTCTGGATTTAAAATAAAGTGCTGATGATCTGTAATAGCTAGATTTTCACAAGGAAAATATTTCTGCTTACCTCTGACATTAAGAAGTAAACCAACAGATTCCTTTGGGTCTTGGTCTTTTGCATGAACCAACGCATCATCTCGCCAAGTCATTGATTAAACGTACCAATAGAAGGGAATAAAGCACGAGTACACTGCCTTTTAGGTGCTCGTACTCCTGCCATATCAGTAGATGCAGCTAACTCAAACTCAACAACTTCTCTATTTTCTGCTGATTTACGATCCACAATAAATATCTGACGTTTAAACTCTGCTGTGGGATCTGGTGTGCCTAGTGGATTAGTATTACCAGGAAAGTTTACAGCATCTAAAAACCTTGCCATAGTCCTTATTCTTGTGAAAGTAGCACCAGTAAGATCATTACCTGCTGTTACCTGATTAACACTGGCTAAGATAGATGAAATTAATCCTGTTGCATTACTTATGGTTACCTTTGGTCTTGGAAGTTGACCACGTTGATATGCAAAGCCTGTGGCTTCAATAGGAAATCTAAGATATGAATTACTTGCAAAAATTATTTCACCATTAGCATCTAAGTTTGATCCTGCATGAAATCTATAAATAGTATTCGCACCATGTAATGCTGTGTCTAGCTGTAAAACAAAAAGTTCAATAATTGCTGAAGGATTAATTTTTTGAACTTCACTGAAAACAGGACCAGTACTCATGGTTCAAACACCTCTCTAAACGTAGCCTGTATTGTAGCCCTGTTTAAATATGGTATTGATTTGCTCCATGTTTCACAAACAAACTGAGAAGAACTTGCTTCTCCAGGCGGTGTAAAAGTAAAGCTGGCACTATCATTTGCTCTTGCATCAAGGAAAGTTTCTATTGTATCTGCATCTGATTCTGATACTTCAAAAGTTAGGTTAAATACTTTTGGATTTTGATGTTCTGCTAATCCAAATAATATTCTGTGCTCATATCCATCAGCAAAACGCACTCTTCTAGTTTTAGGTTCGGATCTTTTTTGTTGTCCGTATTTAGGAGTAATAGAAGGAAAGGTAGCCATTATGCAAGTAAACCTCCAGGTCTTTTTTGGTTTAATATTTCAGATTGTACTGCTGCTGAGATAACACGACCAAGTTCTCTTCCTCCTTGTTCATCACCTTCAACATTCGATCCAGAGGCATCTACATTTACAACCACATTAGTTGAACCTCCAAGAGCACTATTAGGAGATACTGTACCACTCACACCTGGAGTAAACAATTCTGGACCTTGCTCTCCTACAATATAAGACTTTCCACCTTTTGCTCTTCCTCCTGTAGATAAAAAACCTCCAAATAAATTTCCAAATAAACCCATGCCTTTAGTCATACTTCCACCTGCATTACCAAAGAAAGCCATATTAAACGCAGCATCTATCATTTTATTAAGAACACTACTTAGTACGTCATTTAAAGTGGACGTTCCACGAATTAATCCTTGTATTCCATCGGCTAAATCTGTAGCTATATTTGTTGTTAAATCCTTGAACGCATCTCTTACCAATTCTGCATTTTTAACAAGTTGTTCTGCCTCTTGATTTTGTGCAATAAGTTGTTTTATGTCTATTTCTCCGTTCTTTATCTTTTCTAACTCTGCCTCTGAAGCTGACTCTTTAAATTCTGCAATTTGTTTTTCTAATTCTGCCTGTTGAAAGCCTACTTCTAATATTCTTTCATAATGTTCTGTTTGTTTTACAAGTTTTTCTAACTTAGTTTTTTCTAAATTAATATCAAATGGCCCACCACTTCCAGTTCCATCTCCTCCAGTATCCATACCTAAAAATCCTGGTAAATTTTTCTGTACTATTTTTTTAGATTCTTCATTCAGAACTCTAAAGTAAGCATCTGAAGCTGGTCCTGGTTTTGTAGGGTCAAATAACCTACCACCAAACAACTGATTTGGATTTACTTCTCTTGCAGCTTTTGTTGCTTTCTTTTCAGCTTCTCTAAAAGCTGGCATATCCAGTTCTTTTGCTTTTACTCTTATTCGTACTGCACCGATAGAATCTACGAATTTAGTTGCTAAATCAATGATAGTCAAAAATGCAGGAGCTAAGTCAGCTTGTATCTTAAGAACTAACTTTGCAGTTGCATCATCTAGTGCGTCAAAAGAACTATCTAATTTTTTCAAATTATCTACACCTAATGTTCCAATAGTCTTTGCAAATTCCTTTTGTACTAATTCTAATGCTTCAGTTTTTCTTCCTGCTTTAATTAATGCTTCTATTTGTCTTTCTGTAGATTCGCTTACCTGGAATCCTGCATCTTTTAATTTCTGTAAACCTTCTGTTGGATCTTTTAACGCATTACCTACCTCTCTCGCACTATTGGCAAACTGAGTTGCTGAAGATGCTAAAGCTGTGGCAGCAATAGATCCTGCAAATCCACCACCAGGACTTGCTGCTTCTCCCAACGCACCACCAATTAAACCAGGTATGGCTTGTGTTATACCTCCACCAAATAACAACGGAAAACCACCACCAATAGCAGCACTTTTGATAACGCTTCCTACACGCTTACTTGCCATCTTCTTTTGCATTTCTCTTGCTCTTTCTAATTTCTTCTCTTCTGCTACTCTTAACTTTGCTAAACGTAAGTTTTCAGCATCTTTTAAATTTAATAACTGTGCTTCATTTACTAAGTTTTTTGCAGTTCTAAACTTTCCTTTCGCTACTAAATCTTCAGCTTGCCTTAACTTGGCTCGTCTTTTATCTGTATTTAAACCAAATCTATCCAGTTCATTTAACTTATTTCTGGTAGTTTCAATAGACTTTAATACTGTTAGTTCCCTGCCTCTTTTAAATATTGGATCTTTTTCATTCTTTCTTTTAGCTTCCTTAGTAAATCTTTCTAATTTTTTCTTAAGTGCGTTAAGTTCTTGCTCAAAATTCTGAGCATTTAGCTTTATATTTACTTCGTAAATTGCCTCGGCCATTTAACGTGCTCGTT